GAGCGCGCCTTCCCTGGCATCGAGATCAAGCGCGTCTCCTAGTCTCCTAGTCTCCGCGTCTCATGGTATCCACTCCCGATCCCGCCGCGCTCGACCAGCTCAAGCGGAACCGCATGGCGGGGCTGCTGCGGAAGGCGAATGATGGTCGCCCGTTGTCGAAGACGGATCGCGATGAGCTGCGCGCTTTTCTCGGCGGAAAGCTCCCCTGGGAGGATGCCGCGCCAGTCGGCGACACCGCACCCTCCGCACCCGCTCCCGCCGATGTCACCCCAGCGCCGGTCATCAGCCCGCCGCGCATCATTACCTCGCGTGGGCCGTCCCGCATCGCCACCTTTCTGCGTGAGGATTTCGCGTTCAGCCAGGCGCCGCGGGTGACGACGTGGGCGGAGGAGAATCTGATTCTGCCGGCGAAGATGGCTCCGGCGGGCAGCGGGCCGTTCAGCATTGCGCGCCGTCCGATCATGCGGCCCATCCTGGAGTGCGGCCACCCGCAGTCGGGCGTGCGGTCGATCACGGTGACGGGCGGATCGCAGACGCTGAAGACGACGAGCATGATCCTCATCGTGGCGTATCGCATCGCGCATTCGCCCATGCCCACTCTCATCCTCGGCAACGCGGAAGACTGGCTGCGCGTGGAGATCAGCGACAAGCGGCTCGGCGCGCTCATCGAGGAAAACAATTGCCTTCGTATCCACAAGCCCTTCGACCGCGCGAAGTTTCGCAGCCTCTACATGGAGATGAGCGGTGCGCCGATTGTGTTCGAGGGCATCAACTCCGACACCAGCACCAGCGGCAGCACGCAGGGCATCGTCTATATTTGCGAGGGCGCGAAGGTGAAACACCACGACAGCGAGCAAGCGCCCGAGGCGCACCCGATCAAGCTCGCCTTCGAGCGCACGAAGGAATTTCGCGGCCTCGAGCTGCAGCTCATGGATTTCACGCCGAACACGCCGAACCATCTCGCGTGGAAGATTTACGAGCGCGGCACGCAGACGCATTTCCATGTGCCGTGCCCGCACTGCGGCCACTTCTTTCCCTTCGAGTTCGAAGTGAAAAAGAACACCGACGCCGATGCCGACGAGGACATGGAGTCCGTCCTCGAAGCCGAGCAGGAGCGCGCCGTGTCGGATGTCTATCGCTCGCTCATCTGGTCGCCCGATGCGCGCCGGGCCGATGGCACCTGGAATATCGAGCGCGTGCGCGAGACGGCCCGCTTCATCTGCCCCAAGAACGGCTGCGCCATCAGCGATGACGACAAGCCCGGCATGATCGACAAGTTCATCGAGGTGCATCACAATCCCAACGCATCGCTCGCCGACCGCTCCTTCCGCATCCCGAGTTTCTACGCGCCCAAGGTTTCATTCGGCGACATGGCGAAGGAGTTCCTCGAAAAAGGCGATCTCATCACCACCGGCCTGCAAAACTTTTACAACTCCTGGCTCGGGCTGCCGTGGTCCGTGCTCGCCTACAACATCACCGAGAAGCACATCGAGCGGCTCGTCGGCATCCACGCGCGCGGCGTCATCCCCACGCGCCCCGCGCTCACCGTCCTCACCGCCGACCCGGGCGAGAAAACAAACCACTGGGCCGTCATCGCGATCATGCCGAATGGCGATCTCATGTATATCGACTGGGGCACCGTCACCGCCGTTCGCGATCTCATCTCGCGCGATTTCCTCAAGGCGCGCGGCTACTACCTCGCGGGCACGACCGAGTTGATCTATCCAGCCGTCGGCTACACCGACGCGAGCTGGAGCACGGAGGAAGTCTATGACGTGTGCCAGGCCAGCGGCGGATTCCTTTGGCCCGTGAAAGGCGATCCGCGAGCGGTCGGCACTTGGCAGGAAACCCGCGCCGCATCCCGCACGCGCGAGATGAAACTCTACACCTACTCCGACACCCAACTCAAGGACGAGTTCTACGGCCGCCGCATCCAAAAACAAAAAGGCCCCCGCGTCATCATCCCCGCCGATGCCGACTTCGAACTCAAGTCCGGACTCATGGGCCAATCCAAGGACCGCCAGACCGGCCTCTGGAAACGCGTCGCCAATGACCATCTCGGCGATTGCGGCAAAGAAGCACTCCTCGCCAGCCAGATCGCCCGCGCCGCTGGATTCATCACCTTCTGATCTCCGCGTCTCCTAGTCTCCCCGTCTCCGCGTCTTCATTGACACGAAGTGTCAGACATGCCCGCCGTCTCCGTTTCCGACCTGCGCGATGAGTGGCTCTTCCGCGCGCGCAACCTCTACACCCCTGCGACCAACTACGAGGCGCAGCGGGCTTACCTGTGGGCGCAGTATCAGGCTCTCACAGCCGAAGGCGATGCCGAGGGCACCTCGACCAGCGCGGACGGCAGCGCCGCCGCCTTCCAATGGCGCGGCGCCACGCCGGAGGAGAAACGCATGGCATTGAAGACCGCCATCGAAAAGCTCGAAGGCCTCATCGGCGGCGATGTCGCCTCGCAATTCTCCAAGCCCTTCGGCTTCAAGTTCGTCGGCACCCCGCACGAAACATTCGACGGCCCCGGCTCCTCCGGCATCTCGCTATGAGCAAACGCAAAAGCAAATCCTCTCCCAGTCTCCCGGTCTCCGCGGCTCCGCGTCTCGACATCCAGAACTCGGCCCTGCCGAACACCACCGGCACCACCCGCGTCGCGCCGCAGCGGATGTGGAACAACAAGAGGCTGGAGTCCATGTCGCAGAATCGCAATCGCGTCGAGGTGTCGCGCTTCTTGCAAGAGGAAATCCCGGTCGTCAGCTACTGCATCAACACGCTGCCCGTCGAGGCCGTGGGCAAGGGCATCGGACTCAAGTCCATCTCCGCCAATCCCGAATTCAAGGCGAAGGCAACCGCGCTGTTCCAATCCTGGGCGAATTCCGCCGCGTGCGATCTGCGGAAGGAAAGCACCTTCTACGAGCTGCAGCCCCGCTGGCTCTCCGCCATCCTCGGCGATGGCTCGTGCATCGTGCAAAAGGTGAAGGGCGACGAATCCACCGCCGCCTGGAAGCTGTCCGACAAATCAAAGCGCCGCTGCCAGTTCCAAACCTTCACGCGAGATCAGCTCACCAATCCGCCGAAGTTCGACCCGAAGGTGGATGCGTGGAATGAGGGCCTGCTTTACAACGGCCTCGACCAGCTCGCGCGCGTTTGCATCGCGCTCACCGAGGCGCGCTACGGCGCCGACAAGAAAGTTGCCCCCATCGATGCCGCCTTCATCTCGCACTTGAAGGACAAGAAGCGATTCAACCAAGGCCACGGCTCGCCCGCCATCTATTCCAGCAATGCCGACTTGCTCGACTTCCTCGACTTGAAAGCCGTGCGGAAACATTCCGCGAAGATCCGCAGCACGCTCCTCGGCTTCACCAAGACACTCAGCGGCCAGGTGCCCAATGCCATGCAGGCCGTCATGGCCGGCACACAGACCGGATCGCCCGCGGCTGATAGCGGGAAGCGCTTCGTCGAGATCCACGACGGCGCGATCATGATCCCGCTGAGTGTGAATGAAGAGATTTCATTCCCCACCAGCACCGGCGAGGCCGTGCCGTTCTCCACCATTCTCGAATCCCTCACGCATCCCTTCGTCTTCAACTTCGGCATCCCGCCCGAGTGGATTTTCAGCATGGGCAGCCTCGGCGGAGTCAGCGCGCGCGCCATCTTTGAGAAGGTCCGCCGCGCGTATGAGCGCCTGCGGGCGCTGCTTTACCCGCACTTGCAATGGTGCTGGGAGTTCGTCATTGGCGATGCCATGCTGCCCGGCGGCCCGCTCTATCAGTTCGCCGCCGTCGAGGATTGGAATGAGATCGACTTCGTCTGCGATCCCGATCCATCCGGCGATCTCCACTATGATCACAAGGCCGCGCAGGAGCGCATCGCCGAGAACATGGAGACGGTGGAGGACGCCGTCGAGCGCCGCACCGGCGGCAGCGGCCAGGCCGTGCGCCACGCCGCCATCGCGGAGAAGATGGATAATTTTCGGTATGCCCTCCACCTAGCCACCGGCGAGCCCATCGAGTCCATCAAAATCCCCGCCGCCATCGCCACCGTCATCGCTCTCGGCCCGCGCATCACACAGGCCGCCGCAGGCATCATCTCCACCCTCGCCCCCGAGAAGATCGCCGAGGAGCTGGACGCGATGGATGCACCCCCATCGAAGTAGCATCTCCGCGTCTCCTAGTCTCCCAGTCTCCGCGTCTTCTTTTGACACGCCCCGCGTGTCATGCCCCGCTCCTGGTTCACCATCACCGCCAAATCCGCCGACACTGCCGAGATCGACATCTTTGACGAGATCGGCGGCTGGGGCATCTCCGCCAAGCAGTTCGTCGAGCAGCTCCGCGCGGCGGGCCAATTCAAGAGCATCACCATCAATCTCGATTGTCCCGGCGGCGATTGCTGCGATGGCTTCACGATCTACGACGCGATGAAGGCCAGCCAGGCCGAGATCACCGTCAACATCACCGGCATGGCCGCGAGCATGGCCAGCGTGATCATGCTCGCCGGAAAAAAAATCCGCATCGCCGAGAATGGCCGCGTCATGATCCACCGCGTCACTGGCGGCGCACGCGGAAACTCGGATGAGATGGACGCCGCCGCGCGCGTGATCAAGCAGTTCGAGGATCGCATCGTCGGCCTCTACACCGCGCGCACCGGCAAGACCGAGACGGAGATCCGCGAGATGATGAAGGCGCAGATGGGCACCTGGTTCTTCGGCAAAGACGCCGTGGAGAACGGCTTCGCCGACGAGATCATCACCGGCGCCAAGGCCCGCGCCTTCAAGAACGAGTGGACCCCGCTTTTCACCTTCCTCCCCGCCGCGCTGTTTGACACGCGCGCAAACACGAATCCGCAACCGGAACCCCCACCCACTCCAACAGACGCCGAAATGAAAAACCTCATCCTCCTCCTCGCCGCCGCGCAGGGCATCACCATCAAGGCCGACGCCACGGACGCCGAAATCGAAACCGCGATCAAGGCCCACAAGCCCGCGCCGCACAAGTTCGAGATGAACCTCGAAGACGCCGAGACGAAGACACTCTTCGCCACCGCGCTCAAGGCCAGCATCGACACCGCGCTCCCCGCCGCCGTGAAGCCCCTGGAGGACAAGATCACCGCGCAAGCCACCGAGATCACCCGCCTCACCGCCCTCATCACCAACGGCGCCGCCGGTGGCGCAGCCGGCGGCAAGGCTATCGAGGGCGCGGGCAAGAAGGATGACGACAAGACCATCACGCGCGCCGAGTTCAACGCGCTCGACCACGCAGAGCGCAATGCCTTCTTCCGCAACAAAGGAAAAATCGCCGCCTGATCCAATCCCACCACACACGAACCCCGCCGCCTAACTCCCGCACCCATCCCACGTCATGAGCAACACCCTCACCGTCTCCGCCCTCCTCGAATACATCTACAACGCGAAGGATCGCGTCTGCCGCGAGCCCACCGGTTTCGCGCAATCCGTCGTCGTCAACTCCGGCTCGGAGCGTGTCAGCCTTGGCGGCACCGTCCTGAGCCACCGCACCTCGCAGCCCACGCTGAACACCAGCTACACGCCCGCGATGGTGCCCCCGGCTGCGGATGATCAGACGGTCGCCGCTGATTCGATGACCATCGGCCAGGTCGCCAATGTGCGCGTGCCGCTCACCGGCGAGGCGCTTTTGCAAATCATGAACACCAGCGGTCGCGCGGTGATCGAGGACACGATGGCGCAGGCGATCCGCAAGATCGTCAACACCATCGAGACGCACCTCGGCACAGTCATCTATAAGGGTTCATCCCGCGCCACCGGCACCGCTGGCACCACGCCCTTCGCCTCCAACATGAACAGCATCGCCGATCTGCGGCAGATCCTGGTGGACAACGGTGCGCCGACGGATGGCGATGTCAGCCTGGTCTTGAACACCACGGCGGGCACCAAGCTCCGCCAGCTCAGCAATCTCTTCAAGGCCAACGAGGCGGGCGATGTCGCCCTGCTCCGCCGCGGCGAATTGCTCAACATCATGGGTCTGAGCATCAAGGAATCCGCCGGTGTGGCCGCTCATACCAAGGGCGCCGGAACGGGCTATGATGTCGATCTCACGGCTGGCTATGCCATCGGAGATCGCACCATCCACCTCGATGGCGGCACAGTGAACACCACCGGCATCAAGGCTGGCGACGTGATCACCTTTGCAGGTGATACAAACAAATACGTTGTTGGCACAGGCACGACGGAGGTTGAGGCTGACATCATTCTTAATCACCCTGGCTTGCGCGCCACTCTGGCGGACACGGTTGAGGGCACGATTGGCGACAGCTACACGGGCAACGTCGGCTTCCATAAGTCCGCCATCGAGCTAGTCATGCGTCCGCCTGCGATGCCTGACGGTGGTGATTCCGCTGTGGATCGCCAGACGGTCACGGATGATGTCACGGGTCTCGTGTTCGAAGTCGCACTCTACAAGGGCTACGGCATGAACATGCTCGACTTCACCGTGTTCTACCAGGCAAAGGTCTGGAAGCCCGAGTTCGTCGCCACGCTCCTTGGTTAGTGTTGTTCTCCCGCGCTTTTCATCGCGCTGCTCCGTCGAAGCCCGCAGGCCGTGGTTGGTCCCTGCGGGCTTCTTCGTTCATTGACATCGCCGACGACTCATGAGCAAGCCCCACGCATCCAAAGCAACACCCGCCCCATCCACCGCGCCACCCGCGATCATCCCGCCTGTGCCGCCCTCCGTTGAGTTCAAGGTCGAGCTTGCCCATCCGCTGGATATGCCCGCGCATCTCACCGCCGCCGTCGCCGAAGGCTGGAGCGTGGTCGCCATCGCCGACTGCCGCAGCACCAACGAGCACGCCGCCTATTTCAGCCGCATCAAGGCGTGATCTTTGACACCCGCCGCTGATTACCCCATTCACACCCCATGAAAATCCGCTCTTCCATCCTCGCCATCGCTGTCCTTTTCACGTCCGCAATCCACGCCGACGAATCGATCAACAACTCCAGCCGTGGACTTGAGATCACCACCGCCGCCGCAGACCGCATCGGCTTCCACGGCACAGCCCCCGTCGCCCAGCGCTCCGGCGCGGATGGCACGGCGCTCACCGATTCCACCGGCGGCTCCGTTGCGGATGCCACGCTCGCGGCTACCTCGGGCGTCTCCATCATCTCCATCCCGCTCTCGCTCGCGGGCATCGCCGATGGCGACATGGTCACGGCCTACACGCCGGGATTCAAGTTCAAGATCCTCGCCGTCGATTTCGCCACTACCACCGTCGCCAGCACCGCCGACAAACTCAGCACGCTCAATGTCGAGATCGGCACGACCAACGTCACCGGCGGCGTCGTCTCGCTCACGACCGCGAGTTGTGACACGCGTGGGGAGTTGACCGCTGGCACCGCCGTCACCGCTGCCAATACAGGCAGCGCCGCCGCCACCATCAGCGTCGAGGCCGCATCCACCACCGCGTTCGTCGAAGGCTCCGGCGTCCTGCTCATCAAGATCCAGAACATGGACACCGCTGACAACGCCGCCAAGACCGCCGAGCTGGTCAACGAACTCCGCGCCACCCTCGTCGCGAAGGGCTTGCACGCCGGAAGCTAATCTCCGCGTCTCATAGTCTCCCAGTCTCCTAGTCTTCCCCTGTGCCTCTCCTCCCATCCGCCGCCGCCCATGCCACGCTCCGCCGCTCTGGCCAGGCGGCGGCGGAGAACTTCATCCCCGGCACCGTCACCATCGGCGGCGCGGAGTTTGCCGCCGCGGTGACGATGGACCCCGTCATGCCGGAACTCGAAGCCGGCGGCAACAAGCTGATGCAATGGCTTCACATCCGCCTCAGCAAGGATGTCCTCACCGCCGCGCCCGCGCACATGGCCGAGGTGCTCTACCAGGGCCTCACCTTCACCCTCCGCCGCGTCTCCGGGCATGAGGATGCAAAGACCGCGTGGCTGCTCGATTGCAAGCGCACGGTAAGGCCGGGGGAAGTTTGAAGACTAGGAGAGTGGAAGAAGACGCGGAGACTAGGAGACAATGAGACGCGGAGAGTCTGACCTCTCAATCCCATTGACACACCCGTCAGCGCATGGCCACCACGCTCGAAGAACACAGCGATGATGCCGGACGCGGACAAGGCTTCCGTGCCATCGTCTTCACACATGAAGATCGCGACACGCAAGACATCGTCGCCCTCACCATCCATCACGCCGAGAACATCGCGAGTGATGGTGACGAGCCGTCCTTCATGTCACTCCCTGGAGCGATCACCGACAACATCGCCCTCGCCGAGCACCTGATCAAAATCGTCTCCGAGTTGCTCGCCCGCCCACGGCAAAGCTCTATTTCACAGCCTCGGATGATGTGCCACGAAGGCTAATCCCTCTCCGCGTCTCATAGTCTCATTGTCTCATTGTCTTCTTCAAAATGCTCACCATCAAAGTCGATGTCCGTAAAGAGCTGGCGCGCTTCAAGCGCTTCGGTCCCGAGGGCCGCGTGCATTTGCGCGAGTTCATGCGCCGCCACGGCCGCGCGCTGATTTCTTCGAGCGGCAGCACGCCCGGCATCGTGCAGCTCACACCGCCTCACAGCCAGGGCGTGCGCGGACAAAAGGCCAAGGTGCAAGGCGAGGCCGCCATCAGCGCCGACATCAACAAAGTCTATGGCTCGCCCGGCAAGCTCTATGCTCTCGTCAAGGCCCGCAAACCGAGCGCGGCGGGTGGATTCTGGGCGGCGGTGAAGGCCAAGGATTGGGCCACGGCCAATCGCATCGCCGAGCCGATCACCGGCGAGCGGCTGCGCGAGTTCGACGACGGCACCGCGCACGAGCAGCGCCGCAACGCACGCACCGGACGCGTGAATGGCCGGCATCCCTCCATCTTCATCGCGCAGATGTCCGGCGGCGATCCGCGCCGCGCCGGACCCTGGGTGCGCGCTTACATCAAGTTCCGCCAGACCCGCGTCGGACTCCTCGCCGCCGCCCTGATCAGCAGCGCCACGGCACGCCTCGGCAAGCTCGCGGGCATTCCAGCCTGGGTCGAGCGGCATCGCGGCAAGGCTGCCGGCACCGCCGCCACCACGCTCCTCGAAAACAACAGCGGCATCACCGTCACCGCCAACGTCACCTCCCCGCGCGCCCCCGCCGAGATGCAGCGCCGCATGAACTACGCTGTGCAGTATCGCCTCAACGCGATGGAATCCGATCTCCCCCGCACAGCCCGTCGCATGGAAACCGAACTCCAGCGCGGCCTCTAATCTCATAGTCTCCTAGTCTCCTAGTCTCTCAGTCTTCCTAAAATGCCTATCAACGCCGAAACCAAGCTCCCTGATCTCCTCCTCGCCTACGTCGAGAGCCGCCGCGTCGCGCTCGGCTTGCCGACATCTGCCACCCTGCCATTCTCCGCCGGGGTCGTCGATGGCACCGGCTGTTCGCCCGAGGTCGTGTTTTACTGCGAGGCCTTCGAGATCACGCATCCGGAAAAGATGATTCTCAATTGCGTCGTCACCTTGATCAGCGACCGCGCCGCCGCCGAGTCCGCCACGGAATCCACCTGGGCCGCCACGATCCGCAGCGCGTTGTGCGATGGCGCCGCCTTCATGGCCTGGCTGCTCACCCTGTCGAGCGGCGAGCGCACCGGCTGGCGCATCCAGAAATACCGCGCCACCGGTGGCGGCATCGAGATCGACACCGAGATGGCCCAGCGCAGACGCCGGACGAATGTGACCGCGCACATGATCACCAGCGAGAATGCCTTCCCAGTGTAGAGGAGGAAGACAATGAGACTATGAGACTATGAGACAATGAGATTGAGAGTCTCCGAGGTTCCTGGTCTCCGCGTCTCCTAGTCTCATTGTCTCCGCGTCTTCTTCCACTCTCCCAGTCTTCATTTGACACGCCCCGTGTCTCATGGCCGCCCCCACCGCAGTGCTCACCCACGGAAGCGCAATCGATCTCGTCGATGAGCCGACATCCTCCTCCGTCATTCAGTCCGAGAGCTTCACCTTCACCGGCAACCGCGACGAGCGGATGTCGAAGAAATACGACGCCAGCGCCTTCCGCATCCAGAAGCGGAATCCGCACGCGAAGATGGTGCTCAAGGGTTTCATCCTCGGGAGCGGTCTCGCCATTCAGGAGGCCGGCACGGAAGTCACCGCCCTCGCCAACTTCGCTGCCACCCGCCACAACTGCGACCCCGCCGTCGGCGCCATCCTGCTCGATGACGTCGAGGACAGCTTCACCATCGAGGACGACGTCCAGATCACGATGAACATGACCTGGTGGCCGTTCCTCTGATGGTAGGGACGCGCTGCGCCGCGTCCGACTTTCTCCCTCCAACTCTCCAAGCAAAAACCTCCGCCTCACATGGCCCACTCATGGAAAGTCGTCGCTGACATCGACACCGCTGCAGCCTTCCGCGCCCTCGGCATCAAGGTCCACTCCGACAAAGGCGAGCACCTCGGCAAAGTCTCCGCGTCTTCCCCCAAGTGGCTCCGCTGGTCCGTCAATCTCGACGGCAACTTCCCCGGCACGCAATCGCCCGTCGGCCCGCTCGTGAAGGCGGTGAACGATGGCAAGCTCGCCAGCATCGATCCCGCGCATCCGATCCTCGATTTCCTCGGCGTGCTGACAATACGCCATCAAC